TGCTCTCTTAGCTTCCTCTTGCATTTCTTTGATCTTATCTTCTTGTTCATCAAGCTTTTCGATCATAGCCATGTACTTATCTAAATCTATTTCGACTTCATTTCTACTATTATCTGTTTCAGCCATTTTAACGTCTCCTCATTTTCTGTTGATTGATCTTATCGTTCTCTTCTTTAATGTGTTCTTGTAATAACGTTAAATAGATTTCCCTCTCCCATGGCATCATATTATCTAATTCACTCAAACTATAATTATGATGTTGCATAAGTGCGAAGTTTGTTGAATAATGATTCGTTAAACTCTCATGTGAGAGGCCTATGTAAAAAAACTATTCAATCCTCTTAATTCTATAACGTTATCCCTATCACATTTAGAACATTTATAATCACCTTTGAAATATACAGCTGGAGCATTTTCTAAAACTCTTTGTACCTTAGTAAACTGTTCTGAATTTAAACTTTCTAAAAAAGCTTTTAAGTTTTCAGGAGTTTCTTTTGATGCGTCATGTACATTATTATCATCAAAGATTGTATCTATACAACCAACTATTACTTCCATAATTCCTTCTACGGAATTTAGGTTATTGACATCAAGATTTTTTATTGTTTCAAGTGATGGATAATTCATCTGTATCCCTACACCATTCTCTTTGTCAAGCATAACTGTTCTTGTGTTTTCTTTATTAACGATTGATATATCATCTATGTGTATATTATAATCAGTCATTCCGTCACATTCGATATCATTACATTTCAGTTTGAGCTTCATATTTTCACCCACTGATTTACCTCTTAATTGTAAAAAGAGATATTCGATATCATATACGGTTAGTTTATCCATATCATCATCATTGAATCCATAACAATTCATGATAATATTTCTAACTGCAACTGCTATTTGTTCAGCATCATTTGATTCTAAAGCAATCATTAACACCTTTTCTTCTTTGACCAAAAACGGTCTCATAGTTAATTGTTCTCCAGTACTTGGTAATTCTACCTTATACTGTGGAACGTTCAATTTTGGTAATGCCATTATAATTTTCTCCTATTATGTAAGTAAGTCTAGTGCTGTACCTGCTCCAGATAGTGCACTTGATATTGCACCTTCCGTTTCAAATCGATCATAACTTAACGTTACATTCAATTCTCCAAAGGCATCAGAACTTGAGTCAAATTCAACTGCAGTCACGGTTGTTGGAAAAGCTTTAATAAGCTTAACCCCATATACTGCATTTCCTTTTTGATTAAGTTGTTGAATTACCACATCACAACTATAATCATCTTTATAACCGACCAAATGACCTTCGTAATCAATTACTTGTCCTAACCAATTATCGAATAATTTTTTCATATAATAGTCATTCGTCAATATAAACTTTAATGTTACTTCCTCGTGAATATATGTATTCGCGATTTTTACTGTTTGTGCTTCCGCTTGATAATCTAATGTATTAATTTGTACACCAGGAATAGATGCACCATTACATAAGAATGATACAGCTCTAGGATCATTTATTAGATTCTTTGCTTCGAAATTTCCTGTGTCACCACCTAATAGTGAACCTATGATAGCTTCAGGATCTATATTAAAGAGTGATCCTTTTGGTGGAGTGAACATTACTCTAAATCTATTACTACGAGCAACTCCACCCTTTTGTGATATAATACTTTTAAAATCATCTATCGTTGCCATTTATTATTCCTATTTCTTTGCTATCTTTAAACTTTCCGTCCAAATTGCTGATTTACTTTTCTTAATGAACTGTTCAACTGGTAAAAATATTGCGATTTCCCATTCAGTCATAGGTACTCTCACAAATTTTGATTTCACATGTGAATTCAAATATTGCTTAAAACATGGTTTGAATTCTTTAAACTTCCTAGCACCTGCTATTAATTCATATCTTAAATTTCTTAATCTTGTTGTGTCTCCAAGTTTACCTGGTGCTAATCCCATAAGTTCATCAAGGAATAAAGCTCTGGTATTATATGGTAAGTAATGTAGATTCAAACCTGTAAACCCTTTCTTACTTTCATTCATTAATATAGTCAAAGGGAATCTATCATAATAAGGTAAATCTTTTTTAGTTTTAGGATCATACATATACATATACATACTTCCTGTCAGTATTCTCGCCGTAGGATCTAGTGCTGTATCTGTTAAAAGCTTTTTTCTACTGGGCATAGGTAATTCTTCAATCTTGTCTTGGAACCACTTTTGTGATTCTTTTGTGCGTGCTGTCACACCTGCCCTAAAAGCATTCGCTTGTAATGTATCGAATAAACTTGCCATATAGTATATTTATACTATTTAGATAGTACTTTTATGCCCAGATTCTTTAAAGTTTCTTCTGTCCAAACTTGAAAATGCCACCCATTATGTTCAGCAAATTCAGACGCAGCTTTCCACTTATCCTGATTCTTTATAAAAGTAAGTGATTCCTGTATATATTTTTTGGTCTTACGAGATTTTTTCTTTGGAGGAGTTGTATCTTTCTTAGGTTTGATTTCAACAAGATAGATTTTTTTATTATCCATCTCAATCAATAAGTCTACATAATACCTATGTAATCTTTGGTCTACGCTATACTTATAAGGTATAACGACTTCTTCAGAATTCCACAACTTTACTTTTGGATTACTTTCACACCACCTAAAAGCATTACGTTCCCATAGTGATCGATATATCACTTTGGATGGATCACCAGCATATTTTTCTGGCTTTTTTATTGTATATTTACCCTTATAACTCATATAAATAATCTATATAATTAAACATCTATAGGTATTTATAAGGTAAAATATGGCTAGAAAAATTAAAGATTTAAAAACGATACATGGGAATGAGATACTTAGGTATCCTCCATCTATTGAAAGTAAATATCCATCTATGCAAATCAAAATTAATGAAAGACAAGGAGAATTTGATGAAGGATTTGTCACTGATATCTATACTTATATTCCTGTAGGTATTTTTAGTAATGATGGTATATCATATAATAATCTCGAAAGAGGACTTATCGGAGGAGGTATTGAAGCATTATCACAAGAGAATATAGCACTCACCCAAGAAGATATTATGGCTGCATCTGGTCAATTCACTTCATATGTGACTGATTTTGTTGGATTTGATATCTCTGGAGGATATAGTGCTGCAGTGGCAAAAGCTGGAGTGGCTATTAATCCTCAATCTGTTTCAACATTTGAAAGTACAGAAATCAGATCTTTTGATATTAATATGAAATTTATTACAAATAATTCAGAAGAATCAAGAACAGTAAGAACAATTATAAATCGAATCAGAGAATTTATGTATCCTGAACAGATAGGTACTTTCTCATTACAGTATCCTGCCACATTTGAAATTAAATTTTTTATGCCAGGATCTGAAAAACCAAATCCTTATATGCCTTTATATATGCCTGCTTACTGCACAGGTTTACAATCAACATATAATCCATCTCATGCGTCATTTCACCCTGATGGTGCTCCAGTAGAAGTTGATATACAGCTTTCATTCAGAGAATCAGATCAACTTACAAGAGAAAAAATTAATCAAGCTATGGTTGAAGCTTATGGAGAAGAATATATTTCAGACGCAGAAAATGAAATAGGCCAAACGGGTCTTAGTGAAGACGCACAAAGAGCTTTAGAAAAAATGAAGGCAGATGGAAAATCAAAAGGGGATAGCCCAATAGGAAAATAAGATATGAGTAATTTTTTTAAACAATTTCCAACAGTAGGATATGATTTCGATCGAAATGGTATTTTACAAAATATGACAGATATTTTCCGTCATGTAAAGCCCTTAGATAATTTTATTGATAATAGTTTAGGATATCGATTTTATGAAATACAAGATGGTGAAAGACCTGATATTGTATCACAAAAATTATATGGGACTCCGAATTATTATTGGACATTTTTTGTGGTGAATGAAAGATTACACGACGGATATCGTGAATGGCCTATGAGTCAAATCGATTTTTCAGAATATCTTGATAAAAAATATGAGGGAGTTGCTATTATTCCGGGAAGACCTTCTGTCACCACGAACACAGATGGAATTGTAATATCATCAAATAATAGTTTAGGAGGAAGATTTACCATAGGGGAAAAAATTCGTGGACAAGTTTCAAACGCAGAAGGCACATTGGTTCAAAAAAATGTGGATATGCATCAGGTGGTATTACAAAATGTGACAGGAAATTTTTTAGGAGATGAAACAGGCCTCAGTTCTGTAGAAGAAATAAAGGGATTATCATCAGATGATATCGTGGAT